TTGGCCACCCGTGTACTATGCCCAATCCAACAATCGCACACGTGAGCCGGGAAACGTTCCTCCAAATCCGTTCGAGCCGACGCGCGCAGGTTGTGCCACAGTTTTGGCCACGGATCCACGCCCGCCGTGCGGCAAGCGGTTAGGAGCCACGTTCGCCATTGTGTGGCAGCCGACGCGCGGCAGCGGTTGAACACCCAGGGCGTTTCCGGTGCCGAGTCGAAAAGCGCCGCAAGTTCCGCCCGAGCCGGTTCAAAAAGGGGAACAACACGAAAACCGGTTTTTGTACCGCCCGGTATTTGCAACCGGTTTGCGTGCAAATCGACATTGGCCCAGGTAAGCGCCAACGGTTCGTGCGGGACGCGAAGCCCACACCACCGGGCAAGCGCAAACAACGCGCGACCCTCAAGCGTGGCGAATCCATCCAACACCAATTTGGCCGTTTCGTTGCTAAGGTAGGTTTGCCGTGTTTTATCTACCCCACGCGGGAAAAGTATTTTAGAAAACGGGTTGTAGGCCACGATTTTGGCCGCAATTGCAGCGTTAAACACTTGGGAACACCGCCCAACCATTTTGCCCGCATGGCTATTGGAAACCGCTAACCGAAGATCCGAGGCGAACAACTGGGCATCGTAGGCCGTTATTTCCGCTAGGGTTTGAGTGGGCCACCGCTGGGCAACGTGCAACCGGGCCGTTTGCCAACCTTTGCGGGTCGATTTTGAGAAATCGCGGCGTGCGGTAACGTATTGATCCCAAAACGCTAGAAAACTCGGGACGGCGGCACTATTCCACGTAGACAATAAGCCGACCGATTTAAGAGACTCTAAAAACTTGGGATTGCACGCAGCAAGCCACGCGGCCAACTCAGGTGTTGGTGGTTCTCCAACTCGGGCAAGTCGCCCAAGTTGTTCCACCCGCAGCCGCACCGAGGCCGCAGCGCTCGAGGGGATCCGGCCAAGGTAGATTTTTTTGGACGGCCCAACGGGCATGGCAATCTCTAGGTACCAACCCCCGCGAGCGTGTTTCCATACGCTAGCCATTTAACCACCGTTCCAATTCTCGGTGGGTAACCAACAGCGTGCGACCAACGCGTTTGGTGCGTAATTTACCGGTATTCGCTTGGGTTTCGATAACCCGTTTAGAAACGCCGCACATATTCGCGATTTCGGCCAGAGAATAGGCCACGCGGGGCGGTGGTGGTTGTATGCGGTTTTCGGTATCGATCCGGCGTTGCACAATCTCAGCAACGAGCCCAGGTTTTGGGTTTTCGGTTTCCATCGGTGCCCCAAAGAGTCAGGGCCGTGTTGCAAGCACACGCACATTATGATTACCCGTTGAACCGAATCAAGTATTTGAGCGCCGCTAAAGCCATTAAACCCACCGAGTAAGCGACCCAAGCGTTTGGGATCGCCGCGACCGAGGCCGAAAACACAAAACCGACCGAATACAGCACGGCCCACAGGATCCAAAGCCAATCAGTTTTTGCCGGGTTTTCCATTGGGTTTACCGTTATCCTTTTTGCGCCATGGGGATTGGGGTTTGAGTTGGCCGGGTTCGAGGGGCGTTCCCACCCGATAAAGCCAAACAGCCCGCTGCATTGCACCAACCGACGATTTTAGATTTGTTAACGCCCGTTCGAGTGTTAGGCGATTGTGGGCTACCAACGTTTTCGTTGGCGTTTTGTCAGCAATTACCCGGCATTCCTCAAACAATTCCGCCGCGTTTGTCAGTTGCCGAACTACGGCGGCCAATTCGTCGACCGAAAATTCGTAAGCCCGATCCGCTGGTTTTTTCTTAGCCATAAAGTTTTTCCTCCGCAAAAATTCTAACCGCATTTTGGAATTTTGCAAGTTTTTTGCGGTTCGTAACTATTTGGCAAATAACACGTTAGAAAACGTTAGCGCTGAATTGGTATTACAATCCAAATAGTTTTTTGTAGTGTTTTTACAAAAACAAGATAAACTAGCCGCATGGGACGAAAACGCAAAACAAAACCAGCATTGGCCAGAGGGTTAACCGCAGCGGATTACCACCGTTTACGCCGTCGAATTGAGGACGGCGAATACACGTGGGAAACGGCGGAAAAACTCGGGTTGTGCTTGCCGCGCCGACAAAGCAAAAAACCGCTGGGTCGCCCGATTTTGAAAACAGGCCGTGTTGCAAGCACGCCTAAAACGGGGGGCCAAACGTGAGCGTTCACAGCCAAGAAAACCGCAACGAAGTGTTTTACAGTTTGGCCGAGTTGCCACAGGTGAAACGCAGAATTTGCGAACTATTGGAAAGCAAACTCAACGGATTAACGCGGCACGAAATCGCCGCCGAGTTGGGTTTGCCACTCAGTTCGGTTTGTGGACGCGTGGCGGAATTGGAAAGCGACGGGTGGGTGTATTCGACCGAGGAAACAAGGGAGACACCCTACGGCAAACCGGCCACCGTCGTTTGTTTTGCGAAACGCACCAAGTTGGTTCAGGGTGAGTTGTTTTAGTTCACAACGGGCACGTTGCGGTGGTTGTGGTCGCAACGCCGCAACGTGTTTGTTTTTTAAATTGGAGGTTAAAAGCATGAGCAAGCTACGCAACTACATGGTTGACCAGTTCGACGAGCCGTTAGAGGTTGGGCGGTGCTACGGGGGCCATTTGTGCGGCCAGCAAACTAGGGCCCAGGTGTTCTATGTTGACGCGATTTTACGCGACCGGTGGGTAATGCGGCACGTCGATACAACGCAGCCAAAAACCGAAGGTGTTCCAGCGTTTACGGGGCAACGCGTAGTGCTAACGAATCTAATGGCCGGGTTGTATTCGTTCATTCGCTTGGATGAACAATACAGGGAGGTTACCGAAATTGCGGAACCGGCCAAAGCAAAGCGTGTCGCCAATATGCGCAGGGGTTTGGAACAAATCGCCAAGGATGCGGCACGGATCCGACAGAAACAAACGCGTCTAATTCAAGAGGTTGCGTTGGCGCTCGAGGGAGCCGCCGCACCCGACGATGTTGGAGACATGGCCGCCGCGTTTGTTCGAGACGATGAAAGCCACATCACGATTGAACAAATGGTTGGGTTGTATCGCGATTCGCTTTACCGGCGGGAATCCGAGGCGTAAGCGGTTTGAGTTGGCGGCGTGGTGGGACACGCATAGGCACTATGCCCTCTAACGGGTTGCCAGCAGGTTCGAATCCTGCCCGTCTCATTGTAATCGGCGAACGTTTTCAACACTGTTTTGGAGGAACAGCAAATGGCCAAGCGTGCACGGAGGCCAACTACTAATACGCGTGCGTTAATAGCCGCGTTGACCGGCAAAAAATCCCATAAGTACTGCGCGAAGCCAACGACGGTGGACGGGCGGCGTTTTGCTTCAAAACGTGAGGCCCGCCGGTATTCCGAATTAAAGCTAGCCGAACAGGCGGGCAAGATTGAAAACCTACGGTGCCAGGTGCGTTACCGATTGGTTCAGGTGGTGCACTATGTAGCCGATTTCGTTTATTGCGAAAACGGCAACGAGGTTGTGGAGGACGTTAAAGGGTATCGCACCCGCGAGTATAAGGCCAAGAAAAAACAAATGGCCGACCAACTAGGGATCGAGATTAGGGAGGTTTAGCTAATGGAACATCCAGATTGGCATGGGTTTTGTTTGATCCTAGCTATTTTGTTGGCCGTGTTTCCGTTTGGGATATGGCAAATAGTACAAATCGTTTGGTACGTGGTTAGCCATTTGCATTGGGTGGGGTAAACGAACCATGGAACAGTTGCGTTTTGATTGGGGGGAATCGGCGGAAGTCGAACGCGCAGCCGAAACGGCGATTAGGGCACAACGTGCCAAAGCGTGTGAAGCCGCAGCCGTGGCACTCGGTGCTAGGCCCGGGGAAGTGTTGCACCGGGTTGCAGGAACCTTGGCCGTGTGGGTTGATAGCCCGAGCCAACGCGCTCGAGGATTAACGGGATTGCGTTGGGCCGGTACATGGGCCGAGTTGGCCGCCAAGCTCGAATGCAGCGCCGAAAGCGTTGGCCGTGCGGTTCGGCGATTGCGTGCCGCTGGGTTGGTGGAAACCAATACCGTGGTCGATGATCGCGGGGCGGTGGTCGGTGTGTGTGTCGAGTTGCAAATGCGGGTTGTGCAACAATTGGCAAACCCAGCTAACCCCCCCGTCACCGGCCCCAGCGCCGGCCCCGACGTTGGCCCCGGCGCCGGCCCCAGCGCCGGCCCAGGCGCCAAACGTCCACACTATATTTCCGATTTACCGTTGAAACCGAAAGATCCGCCACCCCGTGCGGCGGCGGCGGAAATTGCAAATTTAGAAACCAAACAGCCAGACCCATGGGTGGAAGTTCGGCGAGCGCTCGAGGGTGCCGGGGTGAGTCGCAGCCAAGCCGCGATTGTGGCCGCTAGGGACGCAGGATACAGCCCCGCCGACGTGTTCGAGATACTCGGGCAGTTCACCCAACACCGTGCGTTATTCGACGGCCCAGGGGCGTTAGTGGATCGAATACGAAACGGTGCGTGGCCAGTCGAATTGCCAAACACCGAGGTTGACGCACGCAGGGCCGCAGCGTTCGACCGAGCCAAACGCCAACAAAAGTTTGAAGCGATACGCGGCCAAATTGTTTTGGACGCACGCCGACGCGGGGAAACAATCACCGACACACAGGCCGACGCATTGGCAAACGCCGCGTTGGATCGCCAAGAAAACCGGGTGGGTTGCTAGCGCACTAAAGGGGCAAGCTATGGAAATGTTTTGGTTGGGATTTGTGGTAGCAACGTTGTGGATTCTAGGTTTGCAGGGTGTTTGGTGGGTTGACGTAGTGTTGACCGTTTTTAGCGAGGAAACGATTCACACCGCTAAGTTGGTTTATGGTGCGTTGACCGTCGCAGGGTTAATTATTTATTTGTGTATCGGGGGTTAAAAATGAGTTGGATTATAAACGGTTGGTGGTTCTACATTGGGTTTTCAGTGGGTTTAGCCGTTGGAGTAGCAGCGGTGGCATTCGCCGTATCTATGGTTTCAACAGTTGATAGGATCGCAGGCTAGGATGTTTAAAACCACGCGGTTTACTGATTTACTAGGCGCGTTTTTGTTTGGTTTAGCGTGTTGTTTACTGATTTGGCAATTTGAAGCGAACCGAATACCACCCGAGCCGACCGACCAACAGGCCGAACAGGTTGACGACGACAGCGGGTTGGGTTCGCGCTCGAGCGATTGGCCAAGGATCCGAGCCGAGTTCGTAGCCGAGTTTCCAGCGTGTGCCGCGTGTGGAACCACGGCCACGTTAAACGTGCACCACGTAAAACCGTATTGGATACACCCCGAGTTGGAGTTGGAGAAATCGAACCTAATTACGTTATGCCGTGTGCACCATTTTACGTTGGGGCATGACCCCGACGGCCCAACTGGGCCACAGAAACCAGATTGGAAGAAATCGAACGCAAACGTTCGCCGCGATGCGGCCAGGTTTTCAAGACGATGAAACGAACACCAACCAAACGATTGAAAGCAGGGCTAAAGCGGTTGGATAAAACCACCGCAGAGATAATCGGTAGATCGACCATGCCCGCCAATAAGTTGGCATTTACCTACGACGTTTGCCTAGCAACCGTTTACCGGTGCCGTATCAAGTACCGACAGGAAAACCAAAACGGGATCGCATCGAAAAAACAACCAAGCCGGTGCGCAAGGTGCCGCCGAAAGATTGTGACCGCAGAGTGTTTGGCGTGTAAGGTGGAACGTGGATAAAGTCAAACGCTACCAATTGTTCCTAGGAGATTGCGCCGAGCAATTAAAGCAGTTAGAAACGGCAAGCGTGGAAGCGGTGGTCACGGATCCCCCATACGGTTTGCAATTCATGGGGAAAACATGGGATAACGCGGTGCCAGGTGTGGAAGTTTGGGCCGAGTGTTTACGCGTTTTGAAACCGGGTGGGTATTTGTTAGCGTTTGCAGGAACACGAACCCAACACCGAATGGCCGTGGCAATCGAGGACGCAGGGTTCGAAATACGTGATTTGATTTTTTGGTGTTATGGTTCGGGTTACCCGAAAGCGCTCGACGTATCAAAGGCAATCGACGGGTTGGACGCGACCGAGGCCCAGCACCAACGGCGTTTGGAGTTTACCGCGTGGGTTCGTTCGCAGGGCGTAACCGCTAAACAAATTGACGACGCAACGGGAACGGCCATGGGTGGCCACTACGTTAGCGCAAGAAGCCAACCGGCGATTATGACCATAGAACATTTAGAACAATGCCGCCATTTGTTTGCCGACGTTCCGCAATGGGTACAGGCCGCAGCCGAGCAACGCAGCGTGGAATCGAAAAACTTAGCCTCTCGGGAAATCGTTGGTACGCAAAGAGCCCACGATTTAAAAACCGACCGGCCCGTTGCAATTTCGGCACAAAGAAAACAAAAAACTAGCCACAAAACGATACCCATTACCAAGCCAAAAACAACAGATGCGGAAAAATGGGCCGGTTGGCACACAGCGATAAAACCAGCGTGCGAACCTATCACAATGGCCCGCAAACCGTTTGCCGGTACGGTTGCCAACAACGTGTTAGAACACGGAACAGGAGCGTTAAACGTGGAAGCGTGCAAGGTAACAAACGGCGGTTGGCCGTCGAATGTTTGCCACGATGGCACACCCGAGGTAACGCGAGGTTTACGTGACGCGGCACGGTTTTTCTATACTGCAAAACCAAGTCAATTGGAACGCAATCAAGGGTGCGAAAATCCACACCCGACGGTTAAACCCGTGGCCTTAATGCGTTGGTTGTGCCGTTTGGTAACGCAACCCGGTGGCGTTGTGTTGGATCCGTTCATGGGATCGGGAACAACAGGCCGGGCCGCGTTGATCGAGGGTTTTAGGTTTGTTGGAATCGAACGCGAACGCGAATACATGGAAATCGCCAAAACGAAAATCACACAAACCGCAAAACATTTGGCCGAACATGGGCGCCAGTTGGAGTTGTTTTAAATGAAACAACCAGAGGGTGAACCGTTTCGAGAGTTGCTAAAAATAGCGTTGCCCGCGCCGCTTAGGGTGGTTTGTGTAATAACAAAAGCATTAACCAAAAAATACGGGGAAAACGTGGTTATGATGCAAACCGGGCAGTTTTTAGTTTTCAGAGTGGTAGAAAAATCGAGAGAAGAACCAACAAACCGAGGTAACGAAAATGGCCAAAAGGGCGACTAAACGCAGCGTGCACGGATTGCCAAGCGACCGCAAACCCAAACCGAAAATACCGGCCCCGTTGTTGATACTCGGGCGTTGTGGGACGTGCAAGTATTGGATCGACGCAGACAAATTGGAACACATGGAACCACACAAGCCACAAGACGCGTTCAACCCAATGCGCCGCGAGTGCTGGGCCCAAAATCCAAACGTTGTGTTGCCACAACGCAGGGTGCAAACCGGGCCGTTCGATTTGTGCCGAGATTGGGAATACAAGGATTCGCCCGAGGTTGTTGGAGATTACAATAACCGACCGTTTTGCAGCTAGTAACAAACAAGGATTAAACAGTATGAACAAGGCGCCAAAAGAGGTTGAGGACGCACAAACTCGAATTCGACGGTACAAAAGCGGGCGAACGCTAAAAGAGGTTTACGGCCCCCTAGGGGATCGAGATTTGTACATTGACGATTGCAAACTCGTTGCCGATTGGTACGCATGTAACGCAGACCAAATCGACGCGGAACGATACCGATGGTTGCGAGCACAGCACCACCAAGAATCGACCATGTGCGTGGTTCTAAAACCCCGTGAATCGGTGAAAACTCTCAGTATTTGCCCGAGTATGGAAAGCCTAGATGAATACATCGATAGAGCGATGAAAGAGCAATCTGACCGCCAACAGAATTGCGCCAGAATTGCGCCAGAATAGCGTCATTGACGCGGCTTTGTCGCAATTTCCAAACCAGCTAGGACAACGCCGTTAGCGTGCCTAAACTCGGGAAATCATGGCGACACTAGCAGATTTACAAACGAAAACCGATGCCGCAATTGCGGCGTTTGAGGCGGGGAACTACAAAACCGCCGCGACGTTGGCCCAATCCGCAATGCTAATTATCGCGACCACGCCCGACACGCAATTCGACGGTGGCGACCAAATCCGATTTGACCGAGTTGGGGCAACCATGGCGTTAAAGGAAGTGATAAAAGCGTGCAACGCCAAGCGTTGGGCCGGTGGATCCAATCAACCAATCGAGTACCGCAGGGGATAGCATGGCCGACCAACAACCGTGGGGCGTTTGGGAAGTGATCGCAGCCCAACCGGATCGCCGAACCAATCGCCATTGGGAAGCCGCACAGACCGACCGGTTAAACTGGGCCCATTGGCAAAACGCTAGCGATGATCCATTGCAGGATTTGCGAACCGATTTGGTGGAGTTGCACCGCCGCGTTCGCCACGAATCGATTAACAACGCGGTTTTGGATGCCGCGATTGAAACGCAGCAAACCAACGTAGTTAGCGCACGCGGGCCAGCGTTGCAAGTTTTGACGGACAACAACGCATTTAACGAAACCGTCGAGGCGATGTTTGCGAATTGGGGCCAAACGTGCGAATATCAAGACAATCTAGCCTTGGTGGATTTGCTAGACGGGTGGGTGGCGCAATGGATGATTTACGGCGAAATTTTCGCCCGAGAAATTATTGGCCCGAGTATTTCCGAATACAAAATTTTCGACCTAGGCCCCGAGGCCCTAGACACAACATTGCACGCGGCCAACGTGCACAGCGGCGTGGAAACCGACACCAACGGACGGGTGACGCATTACCGCATTTTTGACCCGGCAAACCCTACGATAAAAGACCGACTACCGGCTAGCGTGTGTTTGCACTACTACCGGCGACGGTTCGCGATGCAGCGCCGTGGGTTTCCGGGTTTCGCGAGCGTGTTACAGCCCGCCGCCGATTTGCGCGACTATGACGACCAGGTGCAAGACGCAGCCCGAGCCGCAGCCGACCACGCGGTGTTTTTCTACACAGAACACCCCGACGCCGAGTTTGCCGAACCGGCCAGCACAACGCAAAAAATCCAAAGGCGTGTTCAAAAATACATTGCCCCAGGTTGGAAACCAAGCGGCATCCAAGCACACCAACCCGCAGCGACCTACCGCGAGTTTCGCAAGGAAAAACAAACCGATATTGCCAACGTGTTGGAAATGCCTTGGATGATCCTAAGAAAAGACGCGTCCAACCATAACATGAGTTCCGCGCGTTTTGACGGTAGCCGATACGCCAAAGCGGTGGAACGAGTGCAAGCCAAACTAGAACGGCGGTTTCTAACTCCAATCGTTCGCCGGTTGGTACGGATCGCACAGTACACCGGCGTGCTAGGCCCAACACCCAGGCAACAACGTTTCGACCGGTTAGCGTTCGAGTTCCCAAACTTGGTTTTGCCAATCGCGTGGACGTGGCCCAAGCCCCCGCCAGTGGACAATCTCAAGGATGCAATGGCCGAACGCATCAAGCTAGAAAACGGGACGTTGGCACTATCCGAAGCAATCGCAGCCGACGGGCGGCGACCCGAGGAAACGTTGCGTATTCGCAGCCGGGACAACCAGGCGTTAGCCGACGCTGGTTTGCCGGTGTTGTTCGGCGCGTTGCCAACGTCATTTACCCCCGAGCAAATCGCCGCGTTAAATCAAATCACAGAACCAATTGACGCGACCCCAACCACACCGGCAATTGACACACAAACCGAACTAGAGGACTAAACGCCATGCCAAAAACAGTAAAACGCCGAGCGAAAACCGGTGCAACTCGGGCCACGCATCGAAGGGCCGCAGCCGCGAGCCCGCCGCAATCGTTGAACAACACGGCCAGAACCGTTAGGGCAACGATTGCAACCGATACGCCGGTGCAAATCTATGACGATTTAGGAAACGGCGAATACGGGTGGATCGACGAGGTATTGTTGCCCGCAGGCATGATCGAACCGCTAAAAATGCCGCTACGGTTAGACCACTACAGTTTTTCGAGCCGCAGCGTAATTGGACGCGTCACCGATTTTGAAATCACCGAGACAGACGTTAACGCGACGTTGACGTTTAGCCGTGCCGCCGACGTGGAAGAAATTTACACCCGAGTTAGTGAGGGTAACCTAGATTCGGTTTCCATCGGTGCAACCTACAAAATGGCCGACACCACCACGTTGCAACCAGGCCAAACGGCACGGTACGGGAAAAGCAAATACACCGCTAGCGACCGACCAATGCGAATTGTTGAGAAATGGAACGCGCACGAAACAAGCGTGGTAGACCAACCCGCAGACCCGAAAGCGGTTATCCGTTCGCAAATTCGGACAGCAAAAAACAACCGGCAACAATTGCCCGAGTCAATACCCGGCACTGGTGGGCCTATTTCAACAGAGGACAAAATGACCAAGACCACACGCAGGCAAGCAGCCCGCAGCAACGGCCCGAGCAATCAATCGAGCCGACCGACCAAAGAACGCCGAGCCGCACGGCAAGCAATGCGTGCGGTGATCGCCACCAATGGCGAAGGGCCGGACGACACAGACACCGACACCGACGCAGGCGACGGTGAAGGCAACCAACAGGTTGCACGGCAACAACGCCCGAACGGACGCGAAGCGCTCGAGCAAGCCGACCGCCGAGCCGACGCACGAACGGGCACCAATGCAACGCCCGACCAAATCGAGGCAGCACGCCAAGAAGAACGCGCGCGGGTTTCGAGGATTCGCGAGCTAGGCCAAGGCCAACCGGACGAAATCGTCACGCGTGCGATTAGCGACGGACTAAGCCCCGAGCAATTCGGTTTGGCGGTGTTGGAGCGTTTACGCGGCCAATCCGCTGGACACCAAACGAGCCAAAGCGGCGACGGTGTGAACCGAGCCCCAGCGGTTCACCAACGGCGCGGTGCGACGGTTGAGTCCTTGCAGGCGGCGGTTTTGTTGCGTGCGGGCGTAAATCTCCAAAACCCCGTTTTCGGCACCGAGGCCGCCCGCGTGGTTCTCGAGCGCAGCGGGTGCGGTTGGTTGCACGCGTTTAACTCCGAGATTGGAAGCGATGGAAACAGCCAACTCGAACAACACATTGAAATTGGCCGCCGGTTTCAAGCCGATTCAGCCGCACGCACGTGCGAACGGATCCTAGGGCTAGCCAACGAAAGCGATTCGGGCGACGTGGAGGAAATGGTTCAGCGTTCGTTTTCGACGCCCTATTTGCCCCGCGTGTTTGGCGCCATTGTTTCGGTTGGATTGATCCAAGGGTATGCCGAGTTTCCCGATTCGACCCTTGGTTGGACAGGCGAGGCCGATTGGCCGGATTTCCGAATCAATCAACCCATTGGTTTGGAATCGACCCAGGGCCTACGCCGCCACACCCGTGGAACCGAGGCTAAAGACGTTGATTTTGCCGATTACGGCGAAGCCTACGCCGTGAGCCGCTACACGGGCCGTTTCGTGTTAGACGAAATGGACATTATCGACGATACCGTTGGGGCAAACCAAACGATGCCGCAACAAATGGGTCTAATGGCCGCCCGCTTGCGTCCAGATTTGGTTTACGCGGTGCTACAGAACAACGGCAATTTGGGCGACGGAACCACGTTGTTTCATTCGAGCCGTGGAAACGTGGTAACCACTAACCCGCTAACGCTGGACAATCTTGGTAAGGCCGAGCAAGCCATGGCCGCCCAAATTGTCAAAAACAAATCAGGCGTTGCCAGGCCGCTAAATCTAATGGCCGGATTCTTGATTGTGCCCCGAGCGTTGCGACCGCTGGGTAAGCAAATCACCGCGTCCACGTTGGTGGTTAGCGGGAATACAACCCAGGCCGGAAACGCTAACCCGTTTAGCGGCGAATACCAACTCCGCAGCGATGCCCGGTTGGACGTTGGGGTGGTCGATCCGCGCACCGAAACCAAACTAAGCGGTTCGGCAACCACGTGGTACATTGCCGAGCAATCCGGCCAGCAAGCTATCCAAGTCGGTTACCGACGCGGCACGGGCCGAGCCCCGAGCATTCGCGTTCGACCGCTAACGCAACCAGGCCAATTCGGTATTGGTTGGGACATCGCCCACGACGTTGGCGTTGGCGTTATCAAGGCCGCCGCAATGGTACGTTGCACGGCGTAACAATCCGTTGTGAAATGCCGTGGTGTGGGGTACACAGTCGACCACGCCACGGCGTTTTCACAGGGCTAACAACACACTTAGAACGTTTTTAGATTGCATCGAGGGAAACATGGCAAACGAATTGGTTAGGGATCTAGGCGGTTTTCCAGGCCGCGAGGAATTTACCGCGACGGTGGCGGGCAAAACCGGCGACATTGTGTTTACCGGAAGCGGCAAGGCCGCGATTGTGTGCGACACCGCAGATTATGCGATTGGGGAACGCGTCGCAGTTTCAACCGACGCGTTGGTGTTGGTCGATTCGGCTAGTGCGACCACGTTTGCCGCAGGTGCAACCGTCAATTGGGACGCGACCAACAAATTGGCCGTCGCAAGCGGAACCGCAGGAACCACCGCCATGGGCAAGGCCGAAAAGGCCAAGGTGGCCAATGAACTTAGCGTTTTGGTTCGTTTGAACTAAGGCGTAAGTAGGAGAGTGGAAGGGATCGGAAACGGCGGCGGGTAACCGTCGCCGTTTTTTGTTGATACGAACAACGGACACAACGGAAACAACGGAAACCAGAGAAATGGCACATTTTGATTTGATCGCACGGCACCCACTCGGGATCGACGGGCAAGTAATACCGGCGGGCCAGGTGGTAGCCACAATCATTACCAACCTAGAAATCTCGGCGGTGATTTCCAGCACCTATTTTGGTGATTTGCAGGCCAAGCAATCGGGCGAACCGGGCAAACCAATGGCACCCCCGCCGGATGATGTAAAACGAGTGCGACGGGATCGCAAACAGGATCCCGAGCCGCAGCCGCCCGCGCTCGATGATTCGCCCGTGGCAATTGACCCCGACGAACTAAACGCCGAGCCCGACGAACAACCCGAGCCCGAGCCCGAACAATTGCCCGAACGGATTTGGTGGGAGGGATTGCCCGAACGGATCGGTTCAGCGCTATCAGACGCAGGGTTCACAAGTCGCGAGGCAATAAAAGCACATTTGCAAAAAGTCGGAACGTTTGCAGACGTGGACGGGATCGGCAAAGCAGCCGAGAAAAAAATCGTTCAGTGGTTGGAGCAATAACCCGTGGGATACCACCAAGCCAACGCGACCGCCGCAGCCGTGAACCACGCCATTTGGTTTGGATCCAACGGCGTGCGTTGGCGTGCAAACGCCAATTGCAGTTGGGAAGAAATCCCAAGCGCGGTGGTGCACGGTGAGTTTGTCCGGTGGGTAACCAAGGGAACCAACCCACAAACCAAGGTTAAAGCAATCCAACGCACGGTGTTTGTTACGGGTTTAACCGTTTCGATCAATTCGCAAATACAAATTGCCAATTGCCAACACACCTACACCGTAGTGGAATCGAACCAGCACGGCGACCGATTCGGTTTAACGTGCCAACGGGCAGATACCGCAGAGATAACCAGGCCGAACTACCGCCACCCCATGGGGGGCCAATAGCGTGGGGAACGTACTAACCGAGCCCGTTGAAGCGTTGGCCGCGATGTTTCGCGATTGTCGCCCGTTTGCCGATTGGTTGGGGATCCCTTGGAACGCAGCCGAAACGGCCCGTAGAATCTACATTGACGGTATAGGAAACAATGGCGATGCCGAGACAATGAACGCCGAGCAATTGGCCGCGACCAGGCCGTTTTTGTTGTTGTACCCCGACCAACGGGGCTACCGATTCAAACGCGACGCTATGCCAAATTGTTACAGCGGCAACGGGCAAATTTTGGCGGTGTTATCCCGCAGTTATGACGCAACCAAAAGCCACACCGACCATTGGCGGGAAATGGCCCAGGCAGTCGGGAAGATCCTAAGCAACTCCGACCCAGCCAACCCAGGGTTAATGGAAATGGCCAACACCGCTGGGTATTTGGCGTTTGAACATATGGACGTTTCGTTTATTGGTCGGACACCACCCGAGAGCCTAATAGACTACGGGGACGCATACGACGTTTTATTGGTGTTTGAATACTAGGGGTTAGCCATATGGATTGCGACGAAATAGGCCAACCACCCGCAGAAAAAACGGCGACGATTTCCCGAGGGGACGACTACGCCCTATTGTTGGCGTTTAAATCCAACAACGTGGCAATCAATTTGACCGGTTGGAGTTTCGACGCCAGGTTTAAAAAAACCGGGCAAACCGACGTAGTTATGACAGCCACACCCAACGCGCAGGCCGGAACGGTAACGTGCGCAGCAACCGACGCGCAAACCACCGCGATGGTGGGCGGTGCCAATAAAAACGATTTGGCCGGACGGTGGCAAATGGTGATAAAGGGCACCGACCCAAACGGCAACACCCGCAGGTATCTAACCGCAACCGTTTACGTGTTGAACTAGGGGGCAGCCGTGGCCGATACGATTATTGACGTTACACCACCGCCGCCCATTGTGGTGGAAATTGCCGCCGGTTATGGCGTACCAAACGGTAGTGGTGGGGGTGGGGGTGGAACCGTCACCGTGGTGGTGGGATCTACAACCACGGGTGCCGCAGGATCCCAGGCCGCCGTAACGAACACGGGTACGACGCAAAACGTGGTGTTGGCGTTTGTGATCCCAAGGGGGGACACCGGCGCCACTGGGCCCTCTGGGCCACAAGGTTCGACCGGCCCGCAAGGTGCCCAAGGCCCAGCCGGGCCACAGGGTGCTACAGGCCCCCAAGGTGCCACAGGTGCGACCGGTGCCCAGGGCCAAGCCGGTAACGCAGCCACCATTGGGGTTGGAAGTGTAACCACCGGATCCGCCGGATCCAATGCTACGGTTAACAACTCGGGAACCTCGAGCGCGGCGGTTTTTGATTTTGTGATCCCCAGGGGAGACAACGGCGCAACAGGTGCCCAAGGGCCAGCCGGGCCACAAGGTGCTACAGGCCCACAAGGTGCGACCGGATCGCAGGGCCAAGCCGGTAACGCAGCCACCATTGGGGTTGGAAGTGTAACCACCGGATCCGCCGGATCCAACGCTACGGTTAGCAACTCGGGAACCTCGAGCGCGGCGGTTTTTGATTTTGTGATCCCGAGGGGAGACACCGGGGCAACAGGTGCCCAAGGCCCAGCCGGGCCACAGGGTGCTACAGGCCCCCAAGGTGCCACAGGTGCGACCGGTGCCCAGGGCCAAGCCGGGCCTAACACCGTTACAAGTTCAACCACCACCACGTTGACCGGATTATTTGTAGGCGATGGCGCAACGGTAAACGTTGCCACTATCGGGGACGGTTTGCAATTCACCGCAGGCACATTGGCCGTTTCCGGTGTGGTGCGCACAACTACCGACCAAAGCGTTGGCGGTGTTAAGACGTTCACCGATGCCCTAGACCTACAAATTGAAACGTTGACCGATGCGCCAAACATTGG